ATGAATCTTTTTGTATAATTTCTTCACCTGTCTCTTATTCATCCTGTCCACCCTCCAGATCTCTCAAAAGTTCATACGTGACCGCTCTGTAGTCCTGGGACGCTATGCATCCCTTAGAGAATTTTAAGAGCGGTACGTGTGCGATCGTGGATTTTTCCGCTACTACAGATCTTCGGATCACTGTCTGGAAACAATCGTGTCCGGAATTTTCTTTTAACCACTCTTCTACCTGCAGTGTTGTTTTATTCTTCTGCCTCATTGTGATCAGGACTTTCATCCGAATCCGATCGTTGAACTTCCGGATGCTTTCCAGCTGTTCATCCATGTTGTCAGCTGCTTCAATTTCGAACCCTCCGAGTTTCACCGGTACGATCACGAGATCTGCTGCCACCAGTGCATTCATCACTGTCATGTCCATAATCAGACCGCAATCAATGACACAGTAATCGTAAGCAGCTGCTACGTCTTCTAAGTCTTCTGCCAGTCTTAAGATCTGATTTCCTTCCTCCGTCTTCATCAGGTACATGTTGGTATTCATCAGATAGCCGTTGCACGGGATAATGTCTATCCGGTCATATGGTGTCGTCTGGATCAGTTCGGATGTAGTGTACGTACCACCTTCCCGTTCATGGTTCTCCAGCAGATCCGGAAGTCCTCTTCCTTCCGGATCATATGCCCCGTAGAGCATAGATATATTCCCCTGCTGATCAGCATCGATCACCAGTACTTTCTTTTCTTGTTCCTGTCCCAGAATATATGCAATGGATGCGGCCGTCATAGTCTTGCCGATCCCGCCTTTCTGGTTCATTACTGCGATTATTTTCATGATACTTTTGCCTCCTGTTCTTCCGTTCTCTCCCATTCCACCAGGCTTTCTGTTGCCCTTCTATAGCACTCTATCCAGCTTTCATCACTTTCTACTTTCAGGATCTGTTTCTTATGGATGCCTATCCCTTCAAAGATCTGGATACTTCCTCCGTGGTTCAGTGTGAATCTTGTCTTCACCCGGAGCTCTCTTCCCTGTTTGATCATGTTGTATACTTCATAGAACTCTCTTATGCTCTGTCGTTCTCTGTCGTCCATTCTTCCACCTCTTTCGGTGCTCTGCGCTTTAGCTCTTTAATCTTTCCTTCGTTCCAGATACTGTCATTTGGTTCCAACATTTCCATCATGTTATCAAGCTGCAGATATTCTTCCAGAACTGTGATCGCGTCTCCTGCCGTGTAACAGGTAGCTACATAGTGTCCGTTCTTTGCCATGTCGTGTAGAAACTCTATCTGGCTGTCCTGATGTCTGCCGGTCCCGTATTTCATTTCGATGTAAAGTCCGATGTATACCCCTTTGGCATACGGAAGATGCAGATCTGACACCCCGGACTTTACTCCCATGCTCTTAAGCTTTACTGCTTCCGCTTTGTTCCTGCTGCCGCCGTTCGGGATATGATGCAACCATTTCAGTTCCGGATAACGGTTCTCATTCCACGCCGCCCAGTTGCATACGTGAATCTGTTCTGTATCTTCACTTCTTCTCATGTATTTAAGCTTCATCCAGTTCCACCTCTTCCCAGTTGAATCTCTGCCCGCATTTCGGGCAGTAATTGCATAGACGCTCTTTATAATTTCCTCTTTTTATTGCGCAGATATCTTCTCCACAATTCTTGCATTTGTAGTGAACCAGATCCTTAGTCAGTTCCAATATCTCCGGCTCTTCGCATTCACACGCTACCTGTTTCTCTACTTCGTCCATGTCGTGTGCTTCTCCTACGTCCAGTACCAATACCGGATAGGAAAACATATCAAGCCAGTTTCCGTCTTTTATCTGGTACTTCTTTCGGTTCTTCGTGTCCGCCACCATCACACCGAGTTTTGCTTCATCCGGATATTCACTTAAGTATTTCATCACCTGTCTTACGGTTATGCTCATTTATCAAATCCTCCTGTTTAATTTAATCATCGTGTATCTCCTGTATTTGTACCCTGTCTTCGGGTTAATGCCTTCCCACATCCTTGCTATGTAGTAGCCTTTCTTCGGCTTTATCTCTTTCTTCCACCTGTAGAGCTTGTCCGGATGTGGTTTCGGAAGTGGCATATTCTGGGATCCGTGGAAATCCGACTCTTTAATCCTTGGTTTGGACTGTGTGCCGTCTTTCTTCGTTTCCGTGGTATGCTCGTCTTTTGTGAGATATTCTGCAAGCTTTAACATGTCTTCACCGTAGTAATCGCTGTCTTTTATCTTTGTCAGCCATGTGCCGCCCTTATCCCATGCATTCTGTACGATACTGGCGGTGTCTCCTACTTCTTTCACAACAAAATGGATATGCCATGCTCCTTTTGTTCCTCTTTCGATGTTCCGCATATAGAAGTTTTCATAACCTCTTTTTCGGATCTCTCTCCTTACTTTCCGCATCGCTTCCGCAAAATGTTTTTTTGCCTCCTTCATTGTTGCCGGTCTGTTCGCTACTTTGTATGTCCAGGTGACCAATAGATCGTTCGGTTCGAAGTATTCCAAGAGACGTATCTGACACCGTTTCGTCTTATTCCATTTATTTACTCTTGCAATGTCTTCTTTTGTAGCTTTCTTCTTTTTCTTTCTTGGTAATCCCTTCGCCCCATACTTCCCGTCATGGTACTCCTGTACGATCAGGACATCTCCTTTTCTCAGCTTATATGTCACTCTTTTTATCATGCTGTCGGTCCTTATCTTAATATCTTTATCAAGTGCTTAACGGGGGTATTGCCCCCCCCTGATTTGTTCCGGATATTTGGCGAAAAGACGGCAATATGATGCATTGACTTTCCCGAAAGTTCGTTCTATAATTTTTATAGATGTATTTGACTTTTACCCCGTGGTTGTGAGGTTTGGGAAAATCAATGCATTGTGTGCCTTCAGGAGCTTCACCCAGTTTCCTGAAGGCTTTTTCTTTTATGATGCTTTCGCCATCTTTTCTTTCATGCACCTGGCAATGAGATCTGAAAAATCACGAATGATACGCTGGATCTCATCCTGGCTTTTATCTTTATACGCTTCATCTGATATATGACACGTACATCCGTTTGTTACGATCGTCTCTACAATCATGCTATGTACCTCCTTTTTATCTATATATGCTCACTTGCTTGTATCTGTTGTTGCTTTCTTTACTTCCATACGATATCTAATGGTCCCGCTGCTCTGCAGTAAAGCAGGAGCAAGAGCCATATTACTTCTGTAATCAGTAGCGTTGCTTCAATCTCAATAATCTTGATTGTTCTGATCACCTTATTTTTCCGGATATGTCTTTTCATATTTGTTATCCCTCAATTCTTTGTGTCATGCTTTTGTCCTGCATGGCCCCCATTGCAGTACCCATTCTGATTAGTTCTTCCCTCGTCATTTTTCTGTTTTTTCCTGCTTTTTCTTCATTGTCTTCTGTAAATATCCGGTGTTTTTGGATAAAGCATTCAAAGAAAAAGTCTTGTTCCTCCTTCCATAAGTCGCAGTAAAATTCGTGCTCTATACGAATTTGTAACGCTTCCGCTTTTGTGCATTCGATTATTCTGGTCGTTCTCTTTCCAGCGCCTTTTTTGTATTCGTACATTTTCTCTTTTATTTTCTTTCCGAGAATCTTGTACCCTACCTGCAGTAGCAGTCTTCTTTCAAATTCCCCGTGGAACGTGAATTCATACTTTTCTTCTGTCTCGTCTGACAGTTCTTCTTCTTCCACATCGTACTTTTGCATCAGCTGTTTCAGTTTCTTCTGAGCTGTTTCTTTTTCTCCGCCAACACCCTGTTCTGCCAAGGTTTTCAATTTCTTCAGGAGATCAATTTTCTTCTGGTCCATCATTCTCTCTTGTTTCCTTCTTTCGCCATTACGTTCTGGATTTTCTCGATTTCGTCGCGCAGCTCTCTGGTAGCACATCTCAGATTCTCTTCTGCATCGTCGATGTATCTTGAAGGATATTCCCATTCGTCCAGCATTCTCAATACGTCGTATAATGTCTGCTGCATCTGTGCTTTCTCTACCAGATCCGGAATAAGTTCATCTGGATCCTGTGCTTCTTTCTTCGAATATGGGTTTTCTTCCTCCGATTTCTCTTGGCTTTTTAGCATAATGCAGAGCCCGTTACGCTCGCTTAATTTATACGCGCCAACCTCTCTTTCGAGATATTTTGATATCCATCGTCCGCCAGCACTAACACCTTCTCTTTTTCCTACAGACAGATCTATTATTGAAATCCATGTGGTTGGTTGTATTAATCCGGCATTCATATGCATTTTGATGATCTCTCTTACTCTTTTGTTCATGATGCGTCACCTCCCATCTTTAAAGCGCACCGTGTGCATGCAGCTCCATCCAATCCGTTGTAGAGAATAAGAGCTTCGTCTTCCGGTCTCTTCCAACACATATCACCGCAGATCGGGCAGTGGATCTTTCTCCATCCTTTCTTACCGTTTGGTATATTGTCTGCTAATGGCATGCACAGCCATCCGCCTTTGTCGGTTGCTTTTCTCGGCTGTATGGTTGCGGTGATGTTTTTTCTTGGTCTTTCCATCATTCTTCCTCGCTTTTTTTCTTTTGTATTCTTCTGTTCCACTCTTCAACAGCTTTGTCTCGTTCATCTTTTGTGATTTTCAGCTCGCCATCTTCAAGTGTGGCTCTTAATTCATGTACCCACGGAAGACACGTTCCACATTCCGAGCATTCGATTCCAAATGTAAAACTTACATCATGATGAGTGGATCCATTGGCTATTGTTATCATGTTTGCCTTTCCACCGCAAAACGGGCATGGCATTAATCTTTCGTTATAATTCATCTGGTTCACCTTCTTTCTCCTTTTCTTCGTTACATACACCCCTGACGGCTCTTGCGAATTCCTGGGTGTTGATAATTGCGCTTCCTGTACTCTGGAGCACGTATAATTTGTCCAGGATCTCTTTCAGTATGGTTGTCTGATACATGATTTCTTCTGCAAACGGAGACTCCGGATCAATACGTATTCTAAAATGCCGTTCTTTGGCTTCTTTTTTGATTTCTTTTCTTTGGAAGTATTCGTGATCCGTTATTTGTTCGTAAATTACCGATCTGCCTTCTGTTGGATTGGATGGTACGCAAATCGTACTGTCTTCCCCAACAAGTGCGGTAGGGAACAAATTGAAACTTTTTAACGTTTCCTCTCGAATCTTCCGATTCTCCGCTTTGGTGCTCCAACCCGTTTCATAACTATTTACTTCGCCTTTTACATGGATGGCTTTATCCGTTACCTTCAATGGTAATGGTATTTTTTTCTCCTGTTCTCTCATCGGTTCCCCGCAGATCGGGCAGTAATTTGCATTCTCCGGAAGTTCAGAGAAGCATTTGTAACACAGTCTTTTCATTTGTTACCTCCTGTTTATTCTTTCGCAAGCTTCGTTGACGAACTTTCTCGTCTCTTTGCACGTTTCATCTACATAGCTGTCTACAATTTTGAAATAATAGGCAGCTAATATTTTTGTTGTCGCAATCGAGACTGCAACAGAAGTCGTGACGCAGGCTATCGCTATTGTTATTACCATTTTCTTTATTCCTCTTCTAATCTTCCAATATTGCTCGAACACACAGGTAAATAAGCATATATGTGGCAGAGTTTTCCCATTGTGTCATGTTCATTGTTTTTCTTTCGACCGCTGTAAGAATCAATGCTATTATGATTGCGGTCCAGTTCTTTTTAGTTGGTGCCATTTTTTTACCTTGCTTTACTTATGCACTTTCTTTCACCACCCCCGCTTCCTGCTGACGCATCAATAATGTATTGGCGTCTCTGGAAAGCAGAAGGATATCCGGCAGATCAATCTGTTTTAAGATATCTATCATGTTGTTAATTTCTTTTTCTTTTCTCTCTTCCATGTTTAACATTTGGTTCACCTCTTTTTCATTTGATTTATTTTCCCCATCATGGTAAAATTCGTCATAAACAAATTTTAGAAAGAAGGGGTTATTATGAGTAACAATCACAGAGATCTCACATCTCCAACGCTCGACTTTGGCATCCAGAAAAACTTTGTCACTCCTGCCATTACAGGTTTTGACTCTATATTTACTCCTCTGGATTTTTCAAAGTTATTACCGGAATTATTCGAAGGTAGTGGGCTGTCCGAGTCTGATGGCATCTTTAAAAAGATTTCAGAAATTGGCGGGCTGTTTGATGATCTTGGAGTAAATTCTTCGTTCAAAACATTTGAATCCTTTATTCCCGGGATTCAGCAAGTACTTATTGATTTTGAGGATTCTAACGATCTTCCTGATGGTGATTATGTTATCGTTGATGAAAATGCCGTCAAAGTTTTGGATCTGACTGGTAGCATTTTTATCCCGCTCGGCAATTACAGAGTTAAGATTCATACATGGTCTTTGATTCTTCTTCTGTTCAGTATGTGTGAATTTTCTTACACACAATATCAGAACTATCAGCAGGCCAAGCAGACAGCTGAGTATCAAGAAAGAATTTTGGAAATCCAAGAGGATACTAACAAAACTCTCCATGATCTTGTTGATTCCATCGACGCTACAAATTCTTCTCAGCAGGAAGTCATTGACAGCTTGTCTGATGCTACAAAGCGTCTGCTTGATTCTTCTCAAGTGCCTTCTGCAGTTTTTCAAGATCCTGAATCGTCTGTTGATCATTCTGCAGTGACTCCTGATAATAATCGTGAATAACTGCATAATTTTTTGTGTCTATTAGGCTTGCCCCTATAAAGACTACGCTTGTTGCAACAAAGAACAAAAACAGGTCGCGGATTGTTTTTTTCATTTCTTCGATCTGTTTTTCTAATTGTTCAATCTTTTTATCCATCTTTTTTCACCTCACTTCGTGCTCCGTTCTTTTGCGAATATTCCTGGATCAACTTCTAGTGCTTCACAAATGCTTAGAAATTCATCTGCCCTTAGTTCTCTTTTTCTATTCTTGTCTCTCACGCTTGCGTACAGCAATTTATATGAAACTCCTGATGTTCTGGACAACTCCGAAAGATTAATTCCATTCTTTTTTAAGAAGTTCATCATTTTGTTTGTCGTTCCTTCTATACGCATTTTTTCACCTCTTTTCGGATTATTTTTCTCTCGAAGGTATCCCAATGTTTTCAAGATCTTTTTCATAATCTTTCGTCCATCGTTTTTGTAAAAATCTGCCCATTTCAGAACTATCTCTGTATGCTACAGCTCTTGCTGTTCTCTCATATTTCTCTTTTACTTCCAGATAATCAGAAGATTCCTTTTTCATTTTTCTGTAATATTTATCAGCAACCGCTTCCATGTCTTCGATCAGCTCATTCAGTTCACTCAGTTTATCCATCTTCCCTCACCTCACTTTTGCGTTTTTGTAAATTGCTTTGTTGCTATGAGTCCATTTTATGTCGCATTTCAGAATTTGTCAATATTTTTTTGCTATTTTGCGACATTTTGTGATTTTGCAACATTTTCTATTGATTTTTGGATAGTCGTATAGTATAATCGAGTCCAAGAAGTGAGGTGAGGAAAAATGAATGAGCGTCTAAAGAAATTGAGAAAAGAATTAGATATGACTCAGCAAGAATTTGCGGATAGCATAGGTATAAAAAGAAGTACTATGGCTACTTATGAATCTGGAAGAAATGAACCTATAGATGCTGTCATTTCTTTAATATGTAAACAGCACAATGTAAACGAAGACTGGCTCCGATCGGGGAAAGGTGAGATGTTCGAACAGCTTACCGAACAGGAGAAGATCATGAAATATACCGCCATGCTTCTGCGTGATACTGATTCCGCAGTTGCAAGTGCAATACAGTCATTTATCGTTACTTATGAGCAGCTGGATGATACCAGCAAAGCTACTTTGGAGAAAATCGCATTGCAGTATATAGATAACCTAAAAAAGAGCCAGTAAAAACCGGCTCCCTGCATCTACTTTTTAAGGTAATTCCTGATAAATATCAATATTTCACGTACCCTATCAGGCGGCTCCTTTTTAAGTAATTCAATTATAAAATTGATATCCTGCTGCTTTTTGTCGTGATTCATATGTACGCACCTCCGCTCTTGTGTATCAGAACAGTTGTTCGAAATTCCTTTGTATTTATCATACTTCTTGTACTATGGAAAATCAATATATTTTCGAACATTTGTTCTTTATATATGTGAGGTTCTTCATCCTCTATATATAAAAACACATACGTTTCCTAAAACTGGTGCGTTTTTGAAATTTGTCCGAGTACCCGGACACTTATTTGTAATCCGACTCAAAAAGGTCGGTGATCCGGACGTTTAGCCCCTTCGCCAGCTGCTCCAGGATGTCTAGTCTGGGACTGATCCTCTCCGATGCGATATCTGCTATCGTTGATTTCGGAACACCCGTAAGGATGGCGGTCTGACGGATGGTCAGATGTTTGTCATACATTATTTTATCGAGTAATATCTTCATGATATTAGTATGGGTCAATTGGTTGGCTATTATGTTGGTAATTTTAGGTATTGTAATAAGTTAAAGATATTATTAAGGAGGTGGATATATGACAGAAGATAAACTCTTTTTAACTTACAATCAACAGATGAAAAAATTGAGGAACGATAAGCATATTTATTGCAAAGGATCCTCTCATAAAAAGATTTTAGTGCGGGCAGGCTATTTCAATATTGTAAATGGATATAAAACTCCTTTTGTCAGTGGACAAGATTCTAATGGAAATCATATTTATATATCCGGCACATCAATCAGTCAATTACATGCAGTGAAGCAATTTGACAACCAATTAAGATCTTTTCTTTTAAGATATATTACTCAGGTAGAGGAAGAAGCCCGAACATTAACTGGCTACAAATTTGATGAATGTAATGAAAATGGAAAGATTCCATGGTACGACACGAATGCATATTCACCAAACAAATCTCTGCAAGAAAAAATGTCCGTTATATCTAAAGCATACAACGAACTTAGTAAAAGCCAGCTTGATTATGTTAAATTTTATATGGATAATCATAAGCAAATTCCGACTTGGATAATGATAAAAGTTGTTAATTTTTCTACTTTTATAGACATTATACAATGTAGTCCTACTGATGTTTCGCATTCATTATGCCATTTATATGGACTGGAAGATGAACAAGGCCGAGCAAATGTTAAGCTCTTAATCGGAAGTCTTCATTGGATGAGAAAAATTCGAAACGCTTGTGCTCACAATGAACGGGTGTATTGTTTGAGTCGAAAAAGTAGTTCTAAAAATAGAACCGGAAGAATTCTAGAAAAATACTTTTCCTTACTCAGTTCCGGCTATTCAAGAAACTTAGATCAAAAAATATTTGATTTAATTGTATATTTTAAATATTATCTGCCCAAAAGCGAATATAAACAATTTGTATCTGAATTAAAAAACATGTTATCAAATCTGGAGTCGCAAATACACCCTCATGCTTTTGAATACATCAGAGCACAAATAGGTATACGAGATCTTTCGGATTTAGATAAACTTATCGCAATTCCAAAAGATGATATTGAATATAATAAATTTGACAAATGATTTATTTAAGACTAATTACACTCTTTGGCACCTATTTAACACAAAATAGTACAATAAATACCTATTAAAACCTTTAAAATAATCTATTTTAATCGTTGTAATATTTTTTGAATTATAGTAATATACTTGTACGGAGAGAACCGTATTGATTACGGTTGAAAGGCACTCATGCAAGTATATTGTATGGGTGTCTTTTACTATGTAAAAATAATAGAAGCCCCGGTGTTACCAGTGGTATGCTCCCCGTCAAGAGGACAATAAAAAATAATAAATTTTTGTATCGTCAGCCATGCTATGGCTGGCGAT